CTTTAGCGTTTTGGGTTGCAACCGTTAAACGATCCATTTGACCCGAGTAGCCTTCAGCTGCTGCTAGGGCTTGACCTTTGAATTTATCTGTAAGAGCCTGGGTAATAACAGCCATATCGCCCGTTTTGAGGGTGGCTTTAGATAATCCTGCACCTAAACGACTAAGAGCAGTTGTTTGGCCGCCATAAGCCTTTGCAAGAGCCATAGACACAGCGCCTAAGTCTTTGCCAGTACCTGCTGAAATATCTAGCGCTAAGGCTAAGCCATCCTGTGATTTCTTTACGTCGCCTGTCGCGGTGAGAAGAGTTCTAAACGCTGGACGAAGTTCGTCATCTAGAACACCGGTGGTGCGTTGTAAATCAGCAATGAAATTCTCAACTTGAATGCTTGCAAATGCATTACCTGTATTAGCCAAAGCCAATGAAAGAGATCGAGCAGCTTTTTCATCAGCTGCAAATGCTTTGACCGATGCTTTAGCAAATGAATAAATTTTAGATGCAGCAAATACGCCAAGAAATTGCTTTCCTAATTTGGCAACGGATTTTTCTAACTTTGCTGTAGCAGTTTGAGCCTGGCTAAATGCTTTATTGCCGGTGTATTCGGCTGCAATATCTATTACTACATTGGCCATTATCGTTTCCCTACTGTGGCGTTAAATTTCTTTGCAGCATTGTCTATTGCCTGTAATACAGCTTTGCTTGCTTTACCGTAGTCTTTTTCCCAAGCAGCATAAATTAAACGACCTCGATCATTGCCATTGCCTTTTAATGGGCCCATCGCTTCTGCAAAGTTAGGGCGTGATTTTGGCTTTGTGCCTGGTGGTCTACGACCTGCTGTTTCATAAATCGCACCAGCGGCAGACATATTGCGAATCTGTGCCAAAGCTCTAAAACCTCTGCGGTTGGGCTTAGATGGTGTTGTTTTGTAACCAATACCGCGCTTGATGACTGTGGCATCGAATCTAGGAAATTTGCCGCCTTCACGAGCCCAGTTGCTCAAAGGAGAACCTGTCACATATCCGCGAGCTTCTTTAACAATAGGCTTTAAGGCATTGGCAATTTCTTTTTGTGTTTCTTTGCCTAAATCAGGAGCAAAGTTACGAAGTGCTTTACGAAGTTCAACGCCGCCTCTGACGGTTGCTGGCATTGGCTATCTCCTTCGCATCTTCCTGTAGAACCTTTATTAGGTTCTTTAGCATTACTTCATCTAGCTCTAATAATTGTGTTGGCGCGATCCCGAGTCTGACACTTAATTTAGCAATCAGATAGGTGATCGAGTCGCGCCCTAAGCCAAAGGGTCATCATCTAACACCTCGACCGAAGTCAAAGTTTCGATGAATTGTTCTCCAAATGGCTTAACAGTTTCACCCGAACGGCGGATACATTCCCAAGCAAGCCAGAAGATATCGCTCATTTTGGAATCTTCGATTATCGCCTTATGAAAGCCCTTCTTGGCGTAAATCTCAAAACCGTATTGAATCAATGGAGTAACCGGATATTCTCCGATTGATCCATCTGCCCTTGTTACTTTTAACTTTGCCATTGTTTGCCCCTTAGTTTATTTTTTTAGAAAGAACCTGTTGGTGATACCGCAATCGTTGAATTTGCAGTAAATGTGATTGATTGTGTACCAATATCGCCAACAGCACCGTTGATGTCTGTTGTGTTATTGATAAGCAATGAAACTGTGTATAGAGGGTTTGTTGCTGATACTGCTGTTCCCTTTGTTTGTAGGAATACAGCTGTAACAGTTGTTCCCCATGCAGCTTGAAGTGTTGCAAGAACATTTGCTGATGCTGTGTCATTGAGGAAATCGATTGTAACTGTTGATGCTTCCAAGCCCTTGACGAACTTGTGAGCTGAGTCACCCATTGCTGTTACTTCGAGTTCATCGAATGAACGGTTGATTGTTACTGCTGTTACATGGTCAGAAAGATCAACGGAGTTAATCTTAACGCCTACGTTATTGTTTAGAAATATAGCCATTAGGATTATTCCTCGTCTTTCTTAGTAGATGCTGGCTTTGGTGCTGAAGTAACCTGCCCGATTTTCTTCAGGAAGGCTTCGTTTTCTTTTTCCCATTCGGACATTTTAGCTCCAGGTAGTTAGAACGGATAGTGACATCTCGCAAGTAAGCAGGTCGCCAGATGCCGCGCTTAATACGCTTGGCTGACTTACTGCACCCACATTGTAAACCAATGAAGATGCTGCGAGTTTATTGAACACGCCAACTAAGGCTGTTTCAATTCCATTGAGGTTGCCTTCGTTATCGAATAAAGGCACAGTGATAATTATCTTGAAATTTGCTTTGGGTGCGACTGTGTTGTGCTGATTATTGCTTGGTTCTAAATATGGATCATCAGGGGAAACAATTACGGAATTAGCAAGAACTGTGGATGGTGGAAAGGCAAAAGTTTGCCATAAAGAATTATCGACTAATGCTGTAGCAATCGTTGTTCTAAGAGTTGTGAGTGCAACTGACATTATCCGACCATCGAGTCAGGGCTCAAAGCGTGAGCAATTAATCCTCGAACGCGAGCCAAGAGAGTGTTACCCATGCGATATGGGCTAGGAGTAAAGTCCGGTGATACGCCGCCAGAGTTGCTTACCTGGCGAGCCTGCCAGATATCTACTGAAATCATGAGTGCAGCTTCTTGAACTGCTGAATCAGCTGTCCAGTCTGTGTAACTTGTTGTAGATACTGTGCCATAAGGTCGTATTGGATGACTTGGTGCAATTGCATTATGAGATGTTGCTACAGTAATTGAATAATCATTCATGCTAGTGATGGTCTTAGTGCCATTAAAGTTTGAGCCAGAATTGGCAATAGTTACGCTTTGTCCGACATAAAATATGTCTCGAACTGGCTCATTAAAATAAAGAGTTCCATAACCTACTATGTTGCTATGAGCAACTGAATACCAAGTTGGACTCCAAAGCATTGGCAGAATAACCGCATCAGAAGCATCGCAGACTTCTTGAAGCGTTGCATCAGAATACAGAGAGCCGACACCAAGCGCTGAACGGAGTTCTGCAACTGTTGTTAATGACATTCCATATCCTTTCTAAAGACTTGCAGGGGGTCAAGGGCTGCGACCCCCTGCAAGCGACTTAGGGTGTTACTTACGCCTTGTTGTTCTTGAACGCACCAGCTCCGACCTTAGTCGCGATTGCGCCAAAGCCGTAGTAGCCAATTGTTACTGAACCTGCTGCAGTTGATTCTGCGCGTAGGCGGTATGTTGGTGACTCGTACCATGTGTAAGCATCTGGGTTCACGATAATAATAGAACCATCTGTGTCTGTTCCAGAAGCTGTGTTTGGTGTTACATAGAGGTTGAGTCCTGCAACGTTTCCTTGAAGTGCTGTTGGTACTGCTGATCCGCCAGCGTTCATTGGATTTACTGCGTTGTAGATTGGACGACCTGCATCGTTAAGAGTCATGATGTTTGACCATTGTGATGTGTTTACAATTATGTTGCGGGCAAATGGATTTGAAAGTCCAAGTGTCGCGTTGTAAACAGATGCTGAACCACGAGCAACAACTCCAAGAAGTTCTGCTGCTGTTGGGTAAGTTGTTGTTGTTGTGCTATCAAGTGTTGCACCAGAGATGAGAGCTGCGTTTACTGCTGCGTCTGTTGCCTTTGCGTAAGCTGCGCCCATGTTGCGGACGAGTTCATCGAAGAATGCTGGAGATGTACGATCTAGAAGTTCAACAGAGAATGTCTGTTGTCCAGCGTACTTCTTTACATCCACAGACAAGAATGATGAGTTCTGATCTGTGTCTGAGAATGCTGCATTTTCAGCTGTTTGTGCAACTGTTGGCATTGCTGTGATCTTTGGAATCTCGAATGTCATACCTGCATCAGGAAGCACTCCGCGTGAGATTGCTTCGATTGATGGGCGGATTGTTGTTCCAAGTGGGTTGATGATTTCTTGCAATTGACGGGTTGGTACAAGACCAGCATTGTCTGATGTGTCATCTGCTGCACGTAGGTATTGACGAGCTGACTCATCACCTAGTGCTGCACGGATTGTGTTTTCTGCATACTTAGCAGCTGTGATTTCAATGCGTGGCTTTGTGTAAGCCATTGCTGTAACAGTAGGACGAGCAGCCTCGACAGCCGCAGCTTCTACTGATGGTGTTGCTTCGACTGCTGTGGTTTCTTCCACTACTGTCTCGCTTTCTTTTGGTTGGGTTTCGGTTACAGCTTCTTCTACCTTTTCGGCTTCTTCAGCTGCGATATCAGTAACTTGAGCAGACTTAAATGCTGGCTCTGTTACTAAACTGACTTCGACTAAGCGAGCAGCGGATACATAAGTCACGCCATCCTTAATCTTTGACTTGAGAACTTCTGCACCGATGCTGAGTCCGGACTGCAATCCTTCTTCTGCGAGGATGAGAGCTTCTGTGCCGCGTTGTGAACGACTGATAGAAAATACAGCGTCAATAGAGTTTTCTGACTCTGAGAAGCTGACGGCTCTTCCCAAAGGCTTCTTTGTGTCATGCTGACTTAATAATTTTATTGACTTGGCTTCTGGAATCTCGATTGATCCTGATTCAAAGATTACTTTGCCGTAATTGGTTGAACCTGCTTCTACATTCAATGGCACAATCTTGCCAGAGATGGTGCGGCTAGCCGCATCCGCTGTGAGTTCAGCCGTAAGGGTTACGATTTGTGTCATGCCATACCGTTGCTTCCGTTAGGTGATAGGTCTGTCATTTCCATCGCTTGCTCTGTTGTAACGAGTCCAAGTGATAGCAATTTTTCAATTACTGCAAGTTCTTGCAATGGGTCTGTGCGTAGGAAATTCTTATCGATGTCGAACTTGACCACATGACCACGAGGAGTAATATCATCCATTGATAAACGATCTTCAATAGCTGTAATAAATGGCTGTAGGGACAATGCCAAGAATTGCTTACGTTCGTCTTGGACATTTGCATAAGTCATTGAGTTATTCATATCTGCTGAAACATAATATGCAGGTACATTGCAAAGACGAGCAATTTCTGTAGCAAGATTTTGGATTGCTTCGTTGTACATCATTTCTTTTGGAGAATATGAAACTGGTGTGTATTCAAGCGTTGAAGTTAAGTACGCTGTTGAACGGTTATTGCGTGCGTTCTTCCATGCGTTCAGTAATCCTTGAACTTCTTTAGGGTCAAGGTCTGCACCGTTGTTTTTAATGTACCCAGTAGCCATTGGAGTTCCTGCTGCAATAGCAGCGGCTTTCTGAACATCGATGGCGGCACGGATTGTTTGCACACCGCTATTAAGGATTCCATCGCCTAATGATTGGAATGTAACTAGTGAACCTAATCCATCTTGTGGCAATGTAATGCCATCTACTGCATAGGACTTGACAAATGTATTTGTAGAATCAAGTGTTGCTGTTACGCGAGAGTTAGCAATCCATTCAAAACGTGATGGACGTCCATCTTCGTTGTAAACTTCGACAACCTTCCAAAAGGCTTGTCCGTAAAACAAAAGTGAATCAACAGTCCAAGCAATTGTTACTGATCGAGGCTGTGAATAAGAAGGCTGCTCCATCCATACAGGCGAGCCAAGTTCTTCATTTGTAGATTTTTTATAAAGCTCTAAAGGAATTGCACCGATTGTGCCAGCAAGTAAATTGCGGCAACGTTGTAATGCAGGAACTGAGATTGCTTCTGTTCGTGATACATAGGCATATTGAAACGGCATTGCATAAGGTGAATACTCACCTAAAACTTGAGGGGCGGACTGCGCTTCGAGGACTGGTTTAGTTTGTAATCCGAATGTTTGCAGTATGCGACCCATGTTTACATATTAGCACACTTTGTCTGATATTTGACAATTTTGACGTGTTGTGTCTAGGTGATGATTTGAGGCTTAGGGGCAGGAAGCATCAGCTTTGAAACAACCATTGCCAAGCCGATAGGTGCTGAGATGTCACCGGCTGACTTTCGCTTAATAATTCGCCAAGCAGAGTCATTGACCTTAGCTG